GTTTCTGAAACATGTCCATAATAATGTGTTTCGAAAGCTCGAACCATGTCGCCTATAATTGGTGTGTTATAGTCTGTAAAAGCGAAGCCATGTAATTTTTCTTTAAGCTTCTGCTCAGGAGTGATGTTTGATGGGAGAGAGACAGTCAAATGTAACTTAACTATCTGTCGGGCAACATCACAACAGGAACTAGGATCACCAAACCACACATCGGGGCCGTAGCAACGCGCCAGGAACATCACTCCCGGGCTGCCTCTTGGTACCTCTTCGATGTCGAGATCGAGACCAAGCATTTCTGCCGCTCGTTTATACAATTTCTCATCAATATCTGCGCTGAGGCCATCATCACCGCCGTAGATTCCTAATCGATCATACGACTCTTCTGGAGAAAATCCTTGCAAACGATATTGCAAGTATCCGGTGAAGCCGTTATCCAAAGAATTGAAGACTGCAGTCTCTGCAGAACCACTCAATCGGGCAAGCTCGGAAAGATACTTCACACCGTGCCTACTAAAGCACGTCCGATTGTACTGCGAGCGCAAAGCGCGAATCAATCTTGTGTGGTATTCCGGTGCGAAAAATCGCATCATAGCTCTCCGTTCAAATTCTCTAACAAGTTTCTTAATTGTCCCATCAAACCTGCGAAAATCTGTCTTTGCGGCATTTTGAGCATTGTGCAAAACATCTACTACTCTCAAGGCTATATCCTTGGGGGTTTTGCCAAATGCGTACCACTTCACTGTTGTCATGTGATCAGTGAACGGATATGTGAATGTTGAGTAATCTAATTTATCCGGCCCATTAACTGTTGAAATGGGTCTTGGTGGTTTGACGTCAGCGTAGGATTCCTTTTTCATAAACATTGACACGTTCTGATTATAATGCTCGCCAGCTAAATCAGCTTCAGCCAATATTCGTCGTTGAGTTGGGCGATTTTGTCTCTCGTACACTTGTTCATCGTCGTACGGGACGCCCTGACCTGGTTGTGGTATAAATAATTCCAGAAACCTGTCCATCTCTGTAGATAACCATGTGGTCATCGCAGGTGAAGGTATAGCTTGTAATTTCTCCAAGCGATCTGAAATGCAGTACTTCTCACTGCAATAGGAGTCATAAGGAACAAAGGCTCCATCCACTATTGGTTGCATAAATGCCATCATTAAAGGCTTTGCATCCGGGTCAGTATACTCGTTATGTGGTTGGTAACTACGCACTTGAAGTGGGTACACTGTTGCATGATGATGCTTAGTTACCGTCCTATAATAATCATACAGGATATTTGCGTCACTCCTACCATTCTCTTGTTGTTCTTTCGAGAGGTAAGACTTAACTGTGTACAAAGTTAAGGGTTGGGAAGATTGACGTGCTGCTATCTCAATTGCAAGGTCAACATTAATTGGTACTGTTGTTGATACTTCCGTTCCCAATTTTGCTGTTGACATAAACACTCCATCTTTTCCGACAGTTTTGATTCTCGCAAAACCTTCATGAGCAACGCGTAACCGGGTAAGTTCGGCTCCCGCAAGCTCGTTCATCAGCCAACCAAACATGAAATAAGTCTTCAAAATAGGATACAATATGACTAATTCATGATGGTCGTCCATCGCTTGGCGCTCAACGCCATAAGCAACTGATCTGGTGAAAGAAGTAATTCTCAAAGAGTCATGTGAATAATTCCATAACTGATGCTGGTATTGTCCAGCTCCACTAACTTGGTAGTGGAGAAAATTATCTTCGTCGAAAAAGAAAGAATATTCATTGGTGTGGGTTGCCGCTTTCCTCGGGGCCATAGTATAAAGAATATATACATAACTACGGTTTAATAAGAGGCGTGGCATATCTACATAATAATCCACATCAACCATTGCAATGATAGAATTATCAGGTGGTTCAAACTTCTCTGGCTGTACTTGAAGGTCTTTAACCCAAAAATACGCTCTCGAACCTGCAAGGCCTACTCGCTCATCAGCTCGTGAACGCTGATAAAAGTAGACTGGGAGACCTAGCCCTCGTGCAACTTGAACAATCGTTGATCGTCCAGATGTCCTATTGCTCGCTGACTGTCCATGGGTATGGTTGGCCGGCGGCTTAGTAAGCACGGGTTCCACATCTTGAAATCGGGATTTTATATCTTCTACGGGGAGTGACGTCGGGGTGAAACTCACCAGGTCAAAGAGCGCCGACCAGTAGTAATCCATCGAATCTCTAATCTCAAATGAGTTAAAGATGAAGTATACTCCTGCAGCCATTGACGCAGCTCCGATTATAGGAAAGATGCTTCTTTGTAGTGTGCTAGGGTCTTG